GCCGTCGCCGGAGCCGTCGCCGTAGCCGTAGCCGTAGCCGTCGCCGTAGCCGTAGCCGTAGCCGGAGCCGTAGCCGGAGCCGTCGCCGTAGCCGTAGCCGTAGCCGGAGCCGTAGCCGTAGCCGATCTCACCACGAGACACGACAACACCATGGCGAGCTGCGATCTCGTTCATCGAGACCTTGCGACGAAGGCGGACGCGCGAAGCGACCACCTTGCGCCGATCGGTCTCGTTCGGATTGCCGACGACGCCCTCCGCGTCGACCTCGTAGACGAGCATTCCGTCGCCGCGATCGAGCCAAAGCGTAGGTTCGTCGGTGAGATGGAGCCCGCGGCGGCAAAGCTCCACCGAAGGCTCCTCGTGCCAGTCGCCGGGCGATCCGTCTTTCTTCGGCAGTGACCAGAGGAGCGTGCCGCCGTGGCACGACACGCCCCCCTTGCCGAGCACCTTGTAGAGTGTCAGGCCCACGCCGCCCAAACCTTCTCCGCCTCCGGATTGACCTCGATGACGGCGGTGATGTTTCGGAGCTCGATGTCCGCCTTCGCGCCGATCTTGCACCCCTTCGTCGGACCCTTGGCGGCGAGCCCGAGGAAGCCGTTACAGTCGGCGCTCCAGTAGATGACGTTCCGGCAATCCGCGAGCTCGATGGTCTCGCCCTTGGTGTCGGTCGCGTAGCCAAAGAACACGCCGCGGTGCGCGGTCGTGACGATGACGGGACGCTTCTTCGTTTTCGTCGCCATCAGATCCTCGCTTTCGGGGCGTTCGCGCCAAAGTCGAACTGCGTACCGGGCATGCCGCTCGGCTGGCCCTTGCTCGCCTTGAGCGCGGCGACCTTTGCCCGCATGCGATCCGCGAAGCTCGCGACCTCGTTCGCTTCCATCGGCTTGCCGCCGACGGTGCGATTCGGGTCGTTCACCCACTGCACCTTGACGCGCGTCTTGCCCTCGTAGTCTTCGTTTTCGCAAACGATGTTCACGTCGTTCTTCGTGATGCCGTTGAACGTGACGAAGTCCTGCCCATCCCATCCGCAGAGCATGAGCGAATCGAGCGTGCGCGCCTCGGTCTTTTCGGTGAAGTAGCCGTACCAGTCGATCGTGTCGTCGCCGACCTTGAAGGTGACGCGCACCTGCTCCGTGCCCTTCGTCTGAGACTTCTCCATCGCGGCCGAAACGGCGCGAGCCTTGTGCGTACCCGGGGTGATCATTTCGTTTTCTCCTTGTGCAGTTTCAAAGCGTTCTCCAGCTCCAACAATTTCGAGACGTCGCCGGCGCACGTCTTCACGTGCTCGCGGACGTCGATGTTCGCGTCCGTCGCGATGACCGTGATGCGGTCGATCACCGTTTCGGCCGTGTCGCCACCGCGCTCGAGCGCTTCGGCGAACGAGTGCCAGTCGAGCGGCACGGGCGATTGCATCTCGTAGCCGCTCCGCTGTTTGGCCTGGTAGCCGGCGCCCTTGCGCGTGTGGAGCGTTCGGGCATCGGAGACCTTGATCGCCTTGCCCTCGACGACGCCGTAGTCGTCGCGGCAGAAGCCGACGACGTCGGCCCACTCGAACACGGCGTTCCAGACCTGCTCGACCTGCGTGGACGCCGTGAACGCGGAGTACTCGCCAAGCACCGGGTCTTTGATGTTTCGCCGGCGATCGTGCGCCGTGATGATGACCTGCATCCCGCGCGCCTTGCAGCGCTCGAGCAGGCCGAGCAGCACACGGAGCTCGGAGACGACGGTGGCGTCCTTGCCCCATCCCATCTTCTCGTAGCTGCCCTTGCCGGAGCGCTCGACGACGTACGCGAGGACGAGCGCCTCGAGCGGGTTGAGCGAGTCGAGGACGACGGTCTTGAACGAGTGCATGCCGTAGGCGAGCGCGCGCGCGTACGTGAGCGCCTCGGCCCACGTCTGGATTGTGCCGTCAGGCGGGAACACCTTCGTCCCCGCGACGGATCGCGCGCCGACCTCGAACGCGAGCACGGCCGGCGCAGGCGAGCGCGTAGCGAACGTCGTCTTGCCGATGCCACCCGGCCCCCAGAGCACGAGCAGCGGCGAGAGTTTCGTTCCGCCCTCCGCGGCGGTCTTGAGGACTTGCGACCAGTCCGTAGTTTGCTGAGCGACCATTCTAAACTTCCTTCCCTTCGTTCACTTCGCCATCCTTCATTGGAAAATCTTCGATGCGCGCTTCACCCGAGCAGACGGGGAAGAACGCGCAGAGGCGCCCGAATCGCTTGCACGACTGCGGGTTGCGCGGCGCGCGCTGCGCAAGCTCCGACTCGCGGATCAGGCGCGCGGTGTGCCAAACGTCAGACGCGTGCTCGCGCTCATCGCGCTCGAGGCGCACGACGTCGCCGCGCGCGTAGTACTTGTTCGGATCTTCGGCGATGGCCTCGACGATGCGCTCGAAATATTCCTCGGGCGTCTCGTCGCGGTCGCGCTGGTTGGCGTAGAGCGCGCCGGTCTTGGTGTACTTGCGCGACTCTTCGGGCGTGGCCTTGTGAGGGCGCTGAGCGGGTTTGCGCGTGACGTCGTAGACGCAGCGCGCGACGTCGTAGCCGCGAGATCGCGCGCCGGGGTAGTACGTCGAAACCTGCGGATCGGTCGTTGAAATCGTGCGCCAGTAGTCCGCGCCGTAGCCGATTTCGTCGCTCGTCGTTTTCGATTCGACGAGGATCGCCTCGCCAGTCTCACGATCGCGCGCAACGCGGTCGAGACGCCCGCCGAGCTGGAACGTCTGGGACGGACGATTCGTTTCGGGGTTCACGATCGGCGTCTGGAACGTGAGCTCCACCGCGAGCGTTTCGAGCGTTTCGTCCGCCCACCGCGTTTCGTAGCCGAGCGCCAGCGCGGTCACCTTGGCGAGCTCGAATTCGTCGATCGCCACCGGCGTGACCTTCGAAAGCCAGTCGAGCCCCGTGTAGTGACACTCGAGGAAGATCGACCAGAGCCGACCGAAGCGGAGCGCCTCCGCATCATCCTTTGGCGCGCGGCGCAAGCCGTAGCGGAAGTGATGCTCCCGCGGACAGCGCATGAACGTCGTCATTTGCGTGTGGCTGAGCACGCGGAGCGTTTCGGGGATTGCGGAGGGAGCGGCGGTCATGATTTGCTCCTTGCGATCACCCCACGGAGTGCCGCGTTGCTGCGCTCCAGTTCCGTGATGCGCCGGCGCGCGGCGCGCAGATCGTCTTCGACCTCGTGCTGGTCGAGCAGCTTGCCGATCTGACCGCGCAAAACTTGGATGTTGGAGCGATCGAGGCGCGCCCAAATCTTCGCATCGTCGTTATCGGCCCAGCCGATCTGAAATCGGCCGTATCCGTCCGTTCCAACGAACACGCTCACGACACACCTCGCCGCGGCTTGAGCGCCGCTCGCAGCATCGCGTCCACGCAGGCGATCGTGACCGCTCTACGCCATCCGACGATGACCATCACGACGCACCCCATCGAATCGGAAGCCGCATCGACGCGGCGCGCGCGATGTACTCCGCGCGCAGCTCTTCGCCGCCGACGATGTACGCGCCGGACGTGTTCTTGCCGCGCGTGACGAGACGGATGTAGCGCTTGCCGTCGCGCAGGAGCCAGAACGTCATGTGCCGCTTCGGCGACTCCATCGCGGCGACGATCTGCGCGTTCTGGATTTCGTCCGGGTGCTCGCCGGAATCGGTGATCGCGAACGTCGAGAACCGACCGGCCGCAACGCGCGCTTCGATGCGCTGGATCATTGGAGCGCCTCCGCGAATTTCGTGAACGCCGCCGCGAGCGCGGCCTTCTGAATCTCTTGCGGCGTGCGTACGCGCGTGTGGCGGCGGATCGTGTCCTGCTCGCAGCACGCACCCCTCGGATCGGGGCTCATTTGCGGAGCCCCAGCCGGCAGAGCTGCCACCGGATGAACATCCACATCGCGTCGAGCTCCCCGCGCTTGTTCGCCTGCTCCGCATGCCACTGAGCCGCGATGAACGCGGCATCCTTCGCCTTGACCATCTCCGCACCTCACGAGACTTACAATAATAAGACTTATTAGTCTCGTCAAGGGAAAATCAGAGCGCTGAATTCGTGCAAGAATCCAGGCGTGGCAACGTTCTTTTTCGTCGTCTTCGATCTGATTCTGCTGGCCGTTTGCGTGGCCTTCGGAGAATTCCCGGGCTTCGCGCTCTGGCTTGTTCTGACCTGCGTCGGAATTTGGGTGAGTCGGTCTCAGCGGCTCAAAGCCGCGGAAATCGAGCTACGCGCAGAAGAGATTCGACTCAGGCGCCGCGAGCGCGACGAGGAGAGCGACTAACCGCCGGAGGGTTTCGCTTCTGCTCGCCCAGTTCGCGGATCGCGCGACGCTTGCCAGCTGTCACGCGCTTTTGCTTTCGGTGGTCGACTACA